AGATTTCTAATATTAAATAAAATTGAGTCTTCTGCCGTTTGACCGGGACGACCCAGAAACTTGGTCGTTGCCATCCAACCAACAGACTGCACTTGGTACGGGGTCCACCCACCGCCTTTGTATTTTATGTCATTAAGATAATTAGTAAGCGATCTCATAAAATCAGCAGACCGCTCATATTGATTTTCGTTTGGTGATCCTGACGTGTCACTATCAATAGTTACATTAAAATTATCTTGTAAAAACTCTTGGTACGTTGGATCAACAAAACCCGTATCTCGTAAAGAGTGAACATCAGCAACGGCAGGTGCGCCACCCCGCACGTCATCGCCCATCCAAGAGCGTGTCTCACGCAATAATCCACTGTCAATAAAGTCATAAAGTTTTTGCGCCCCTCCCAATGGAAGCTCGCCATCTCTTTCCATTGCGTTCCAAAAATTAAATAATTTTTCAGCAGCTAACCCTGCCTCGACCTCCACCTCAACACCAGAAAGAGCTTGCTCTCTAGCACGAACTGCATTCATAGCTGCTGTTGATGGTGAGGCTTGTTGATTAGCCATCAGCCACGCTGCAAGATAATTAGGCCAGTCTGCGCCAAAGTATTTTTGATATGCCTTGGCTGCGTCAGGATACCACTGTCTAGCCTCTGCTAGTTCAGCATCAGATAGCTGACCCTCGGTCTTGTTAATCCAGTCATCAAAAGTAATCTGGCCTACTACAGCAACAACGTCACCTTGATCATTTCTTATTTCAGTGCGTGGGTTTCTTGGTCCTGTAGAAACCACGGCATCTACAACATCTGTGCGCTTTCCCTTCCTACGCAATCGATCATCAATCTCATTTTGAGGAGGTGTCGGGAAAGGATTTTCTCCTACAGGCGTTGGTACTTTGCGGGCACGTTTCCTAGAAAACTTTTCTTTAGTTTTTTCAGGAGGCTCAACAAAATCAGGAAGCCTCTCACCACTTTCTACCTTTGCCCTATCCGCTGGCTTGAGGTTTGCCATCGGAGCCGTAGTTGCTGTAGCTTCACTACGCCGTCTTTTTGGACTGCTCGGACTTACACCAGCATCAAGCCGTTGAAATATTTCGTTACCCGTAACAATGTCAGCATCAGCAGCAGCTTGCTTTAACAATCCAAAAAACTCTGCAATCTTTCGGAATATGCTCCGTGTCTTTGGCGGGAACACGCGACGACCAGCAGCGTAATCTCTGAACGCCTCTGCGACAGCTTCTTCTACAAGCAACTCCTCACTTGTATTTGGATCAAGCCTATCGACTCTATCCTCATAATACGTTTTGCCATCAGTGCCGGGTCGCTTTGCTTTCTTAACAAAAGATTCAAGAGATGCTTGCTCTTGATCAGTTACAACACCTGCTTCATAAGCTGCGTGAATAAACTCATGATCCAAGACCTCAGCTAATGCTGCTATGTTTTCCTGATCTGATTTTGACGGGTCAGTAACAACATTTACAGCAAGTCTTAATGTTTTAAGAAATTGACCCTCTTCTTGCTCAGTCCTAAAAACCCCTTCGGCGTCTGGCTGTATTTCTCCAGTCGCAAGTCTTTCAATTACATTATTAAATTTTAACCTAACATCTTTTAGTTCTGGGAAAGCTTTTACCCTTTGCTGAAACCTTTCGTTTATGGCACCAGCTAAAGGCTTTAGTCTTTGAAGTAGCTCTTGTTTTTTTACATTAGGGGCAGGACTTCTTTCAAAGGAAGGCCTTACAACAGATCGTTTTTTTACAGAACCATCTCTTTGCAGCACACCTCTTCGCACTAACTCTCTACGAACTTCATTGGATATTTCTTTTCGTCTTGTGCCACGAATATTGGGGGCTTCAAGAGTTTCCATGATTAGCTTGTCGCTAACCTTTCCCGTCTCCCTGATGGCTTTGGCTACATCCTGTATTTGCTTCGATGTAAAGTGTGGGTATTTGATAACCGGGATAGATGTCTCGTTTTCAAACTCAGGTAGCGCATCTAAGCTTTCAAACAGAGCATTGCGCTGCACCTGAGACATGTTCTGAGGCATGGACTTGCCTGTTGTTCTAAGAGCAAACGTCTTAAAGGCATCGTCTCCAAACCGTATATTCTTGGTAGATGATAAGTCTTCTATGTCTCTCACAGAAACATTGAGGTCTGGGTCTTGTGTAACAGGCCTTTTATTAGAAATGATGTTACTAAGAACTTCATTGGATGCGCCAGTCTCTGCTACCTCTTCAATTGTATACTGGCCATCGTTCTGCACAGTCTCTCCGGGTCTCAAAGAAACAGCTAAGGTTCTCTTCCTATCTATCTGACTTGCTATTTTAGAACCTACGTCCTCACGGGACAGAAAACCCAAAGGAGTTACCGTTTCTTTTGCTGCTTCGAGGGTAGCTTCTGTTTCTTTAATCTTATTATCTTCAAGCGCACGTTGTGCAGCAGCTTCTGTAAACTCAATCTCTGCTACTTCTATGGCCTCTGGAACCCTTTCAGCTAACAGATCAGCAGCTTCTTGTGCTTGGTCTAAGGTGCCAAATATAGGTGTGCGTACTTCTCCTGCTCCGTTCACAACAGTAAAGCCACCTCCCGGCATTGGTCTTACTGTAAACGGACCAATAGGTGCGCCTTCGCCTATATCTTGCCCTAGTCCTGTGTCAGCACCTTGTGTTACTGACTCGTCAATAATTGTATCAACGACCTGCTCTGGGGTATCGGTGGTAAAAGACGCTTCTTCATATGTTATTTGCAGAGGTGCATCTGGGTCTGGCGTTATTATACCTTTTATTTCTTCGTCTCTTTGTTCCTGTCTTTTAGCTACCTCTGCCTTTGCTTGGTCTATTTCTTCTTGAGTTCTTGTTTTCTTAAACCGCTCTGCCCCAGTCCTGAGGGTGCCTCCCATCAATGCACCAGCAGCACCAGCATTGATCATTATCTCTGCAAGTTGTGACCCGTCTACCTCTTGGCCAGTTGCTTGAACGGCAGTGACTTCAGCAATAGCTTCTTGCAAGGCTTCTGTAATGCCTTCTGTAGCTATGCCCTTGCCAGCGGCCTTGATGTACTCGCGCTTGATCGGTTTTAACAATGCACGTTGCGCTACGTCTTCAGCAACATCTGCACCAAATCTCTTGACTATCTGACCTCCTATCTTGCCGGGAAGGACAGAGTCTAAAGCAGCAATCGCACTACCTCCTAGAAATGCTGCTCCCGGTGCCTCTACCGTTGCATCTTTTTCTTTTATTGATCCCTGTACTTCACCAACCCCTAACACTAAGGAAGGAATAAATGCACCTAGTGTTGCCCCTATTGTGCCACCAATAACGGTGCCCACGCCGGGAGCAAACACTGTGCCTATAGCCGCACCTGCTTTACCAAGAGCAAGACTTCCTGCAATGCTTGGGGCACTAAGAAGGACTTGTTCACCAACCGTATCAGTTATCCAACTACCGACATCACTCAGGTTCCTGATGTCAGTAAACTGTATTGTCGGGACTTCTTTTTCTTTTTGTCTTTGCTCAAAAGCCTCTCGGCCTTCTTCTCCAAATTCTTCAAGAGCTTCTATACCCGTGGCTTCACCCGTTGCCTCGACAAACTGAGAGCCAAGACCACGCAATATGCTGGCGCTAGAACCAACCTGCTCTCCAAACCGCTCGAAGAATCCCATCTCATCCCGTGCCGCATAGTCATATTCGGGAGGAGCTTGTGGTGCTTGTTGCTGAAGACCGGGCAGTAATTCGGTGCTAATTACATTAGAAATTTCAGCATCAGACATTCCGTCTGGAAATTCAACAAGCCCAATATTGGGAATGTCAATTATTTGACCCATTTAATTTGTCACAACAGTTTTAGTTTTTGGGTCATACCTTTTAACAGCCGTTGCAGGTGAAGCTGGTGATCCACCAGTTAACCGTCGAACAACCTCTGCTTTTTCAGCTTCAAGTGCTTTAATTTGATTTTGTGCGTCTTCCCATCTTTTTTCTGCTGCTTGTTTTGCAGCAGGAGATTTGTCAGAGGCTGTTTGCAAAGTGATAAACAAATCTTTTCTCTTGCCGATTTGGCTTTTAATATTGTCTATAAGAGTGTCAATAGCTTTTGCTCGCGTTTGGAAAAATTGTTGGTCTCTAAACTGTTGAACCGCACTCGGCGTTTTAGTTGCTCGAATAGTTTTTGTTAAATCTTGTCGTCTTTGTTTTAAAATTTTAATGGCTTCTTCAGCTTGCTGTTTTTGAGCATCACCTAATGAAGGCATTTGATCTTGGATATTAGTAATTTGTAACGATACGTCAGCAACTTGATTTTCTAGTTTATTTTTATTAATCGCTAGTTGTGCGTTTTGTACAGCAAGTCTTGCGTTCTCTCTTTTTTCAGTACCTCTGGCTGTAGCGAGTTGAGACTCAGCCCTAATCAGATTTAGGTTGAGAGTTCTTTCATCATTAAATCGTTTGAAGGCTCTGTCTTCGATCTGCATCTGATCTTGATTTATTTGCCTCAACTCTTGTCGTATCTTACGGACCTCTTCTTTATTGCCTTGCGTCTCAGCAAGCTTGAGTTGCGTTAGCTTGGCGCGAGAATCCAACAGAGAGTTTTGCTCTTTTCTAATCTCTGCTTTGGTTTTGGCGTAACCTCTTACCGCTGGTGCAGCCTCACCTAAAGCTTGGAATGCTGATGGGCTTTTAGAACCAGCTACCCGCAAGGCAGCATCTAGCAATGCCAACCCTAACGCCTCATCACCAGCATCCTCAGATGCAGCCGTTCTTTTATCAAGGTTAGCAAACAAGTCTTTGTAAACTGAATCACCAGACTGCCTTGCTTGTGCCTCTGCTAAAGCTTGGTTTGTTGCAGCAATTTGATCTTTAGTAACTTGAGTTAGGTCAGGTGGGTCAAATTGTTTTCTCTTTTCTGCCTGAAGCCTTGCATCAAAATCAGACAAATCAGTTGTTATACCTCCAACCCCTATAGCAGAAGGCGTACCTGAATACACAGGTGTAGTAGCATTAATCCCCATACTCGCTTGTTGTATAAAAGGATTTGGGCCTTGAGGTGTAGGTGTGCCTGAAGACACTGGTGTCACTTGAGTATTTGCAGCGTTTAACATGGCCATACGCATTTTAGTGCCCGTATCACCCCTGCCTCCACTGCTTACTAAATCAGGGGTTTGTGGCCCCATACCCGTTGAATATGTAAGACCACGCCCAGACAAATCAGCTTCGGGATAAGGCATTTGCGTTGATAAATTAATTGACTCTGGGGAAAATCCATAGAAAGGATCATAACTTGCTAACCCACCTTCTGGACCCTCAGTGGAAAGATCAGACAATGCCATCCGACTTAAAGTACCAGCATCACCCCTTCCTCCGCTACTTACCATAGCGGGAGATGCACCTTGTATGTACTGTAATTGCAAGTCTGGTTGATTGGGGAAAAGTTCTTTAGCAAGATTTATATCGTCATATATAGCAGTGCCTAATTGATCATATTTTATTTGTTGTGACGGAGATAAAGTAGGACGAACATCCATTGGAGTTATGCCGTCGATTATATTTCCAAATGGATTACGAGCAGCAGCCGCATCTCTCATTGCTTCCATTCTACGCCTACGTTGCTCATCAAGAGAGAGAGCTGTTTGTGGACTAAAGAAAATACCACTTTGCGCTTTGATCTTTGCAAGGCCACCATCAGCCATAGTCTGTTGTGTCTGTTGATTTATGTTTGCAGGTTGAGGGTCACGGACAACCTGTGTCATATCAAGCGGTTTACCGCCCATCCGCACACCACCCTTACCAGCAATAGGCCTCGGCCCCCTTGGGTTATCAAGAAACCTCTGATAAGGATTATTATAAGCACCAGTTCCTAACTGACCTTGAATACTATTTTCATAACTATTAATCTGATTAACCATCCCCTGAGCCAGAGCATTACCACGTCTCTCTGCATATTCTCCCACGTCATCTATCTTCTCTGAAAGACCAGATAAATCCGCATCTACTTCTTCAAGCTCTTCCTTTAGTCCACCTCCAAAAGGATGAAAATCTGGGGGCGGGCGCATGATGCTAGATTGAAACGGGGTCAAGTTCCTTGAACCAAGTGGGGTCATGCTTGACATACCCAACGCACCACCAATATCCATTTTACGGGGAGAGGACTTGTTTATTTTTGCAAGACCACCATTAGCCATAGAAGTTACTGGTAACTTATTTGCCATTGGCTGAGGTGACATGGGCATAGTTGTTATTGACTGTTCAATAGGCAGGTCTTGTCCTTGCATAGACATTCTGTTTTGTGGTTGTGCCATACCACCTATAGTTCTTGCCATGTCTGTTGCAGGAGACATTAGGTCTTGAGCAACAGTGGTAGCTTGTTGCTGTTGATTTCTCTGATACTCCTCTTGCATTTCTTTACGACGACCCATTTCTGTCATCACAAGAAACTGAGGGACAGTGCCCTTCGAGTATATCTCCCGAAGCTGCTTATCACTCAGGTCTTTCAGCTTATCCTGAAGCTGTACCAGATTTGCTACCATCTTACGTCTCCGTATTTAACCTAGCAGTTTTGACAATCCTGCTGCACCCAGACCAAGACTGAGCAATGGGGTGTATGGACTGGGAGGCGGCTCTAACCTACGCACCTCAGACTCAGGCGTAATCGGCACACCTCGAAGAATAGATGACAGGAATTGTAGCTGGCCTCTTTCATAATCACGCTGATTGATAAAGTCTTGATACGCTTGATCAAGCTCTGCTTGATTTCTTAAACGCTGTGCCTCACCCACTGCTCCCAAAGAAGAGGCTTGCTCAAGCCTTGTTCTTTGCTTGGCAGGAGCTACACCCAACAAAGCTTCTGCACCAGCTAGTCCCAAACGGTCAGCCGTTTCTGCTGCTTTTAAGCGTCTGTCTTGTTGCGCTGCTGCATCTTGAAGAGCTTGCGCTCTTGTTTTTACAGCTAGTTCTTGTTGTCCAGTAGCAGCAGCAAGGGCACGATCAAATGCTTGAGACCGGGCCTCTGCACCCATTCGATCTAATCTTTCGTCAAGATCACGCTGCGCCAGTGCGGTAGGAACAAACCTTCGGCTTCCCCCAAATGCTTCCCTAGCTTGGAAATCTCTGCCAGCTTGAGCTTCATCAAACCTGCGTTTTGCCGAAGCTTCTTGCTGGGCAAGCACGTTCTCAAGATATGGATTAATAAAACTTTGTAAATTATTACGAGGATCAGTTGCTGCCATAACACTTTCTGTTGGCGCAGCGTAAGCTTCATATGTAGCTGTTGGATCAAACTGACCAGCTAAATCTGTTCCTGTAAATTGTGTGGGACGAGCAATCTGTTCTGCAAACTCTAGCCCCGCCACATCAAACATCGCACTTGTAGTTGGGTCTTGAGCAATCTCAGTCACCATTGTTTCAGAGGCAGCACCTGCTGTTGTAGGCAGAGCAATCCTTGACTGATCATAGGTTTCGTAAGGTAAATTAGTCTGCCCCTCCGCTCTATCTAGCAACCTTTTAAAATAAGGCTCTACATATTCAGGAAGGTTACTTGTAGTCTGAGTTACCTGTGATGTTTGTGGGGGAGAGCTACCACCGCTGCCGCCGCCTTTACCCATGACTATACCTCCATACGGTAAGAATAATATTCAGAAGTCCAGCCAATCTTCTTTAGCTTTCTTTCCCAACCTTTACGCCCAATGAACTCAACAAACTTACAATCGTTTTCAGATGCCCACCGTCTTATAAAATCATTTACCTCATCAAACCACTCATCATATCCAGAACCGCCTATAAAAATAGTCTGCAAAGATTTGGCCCCCGGATAATCAAGAAACTTAGATGTCCAAGCTGCTTTCGTTTCTTTCTTGTCTTCATCATAAACAATGAACAGTTGTTGATAACCAGCCTTTACCTCTTCATAAACAGAACCAATATCCCATCTGCCACCAGAACGCTGAACAGCTTTCGATATTAAATTAGCAACATGATCCCATTCTCTATCGATGTACTCAACAGGTACTAGAGAAACAATCATGCAGGAAGCACCTCCCCAACCATGTTCGGCGGCTCCTTAGTTCCAGTACGCCGTGTTCTTACGCGATCTATAAGCGCCATTAACTCTGCTTCTCCAGCTTTAGAGCTACCGTCTCCTATGCCAGAGACAACGTCAGCAGGAAGCACAAACTCACCATCTGAAAGAAGAACGTCTTGCTCTCCTTCTAGTGTCGCTTGCACCATATCATCACGGCCCTTACCCATGCCTTCAATCATACCGTCACCTTCAACAAGCATATCTTGATTGCGCCCCATCTGTTCAAGCATCTCTTCTTGCTGAACTTGCGTCACCAAAACATCAAGTGCGTTTTCTCCATACTCTTGTACAAAGGCTTGTATGGCAACTTCTGGGTTAGGATGCTCACCTCGAATAGCTGATATTGCCTCGTCAATAATAATATTAGCTGTATCTTCGTCGCCTTGCTGACCTTCCATCATCATTGATTGTATCTGCATCATTGCAGAGTCTGGGTCTCCATCATCCATCACACCAGCCATAGCCGCTAAACCCATGCCGTCCTGCATTTTAATTGCGCCGCCATCGTAACGGCGCTGAGTGGTTCTTTCTTGTACAGCTTCTGTAGAACCTTCCATGCCGCCACGGTTTAATAATTCTTGAAGAACCCTATCTGCTCTGTTTCTATCAACTAATTTTTGACCTGCCTTTTCGGCGAACCGTCCACCGCGCTGACCCTCTTCGCTACGGAACATGTTGAACAACTTTGACATAGCGTCCATGTAAGCAGCAGTAAAAGATTTATCGCCCATAACACCACGGCGCATTTGTTCAGCGTATGCGGCTGCTGGTAATCCTTGAGAGAACGCATCAGCCACATCTTTACTTGAGCTAAAGCTAGTGCCGCCGCCATCTTGCATTTTGATTGGACCGCCATCAGCAAAATAAGTCGTTGGCCCGAAGTAACCGAACTCTGAGTCTACGCCGCCCCTGTAATCTTCATCGGGTAAGAAACGCTCTCTTTTGGCAAAGCTCTCTGGTGCGTCATAAGACTTTCTCGTTGCAACGTCATCAAAGTTTACAGTTTGTGGGTCCATTGCATCTCCAAGGATAGCACTGCCCACCCCACCAGCAAGCTCACCCGCTATGTTTAGGTTACCCTCCTGTAGAAGCCCCGTGGTTGGGTCTATATAAGCAGGAGTCGAAGGTGAAAGTATTCCTGTACCGGGAGTAGTAATGCTTTCAGCAGGATTATAACCTGACGGCAAAGATTGAACGGTCTTTTGAGCCTGTTCTAATATATTTTCTGACCCCGGTATTCCTAAGGTTTCTACCTGCCCAATGTTTCCCGCTGCATCAGCAGCTTGTTTTATAGCAACCGCTTGATCAACAGTAGGATTAGGAAGATTAGCTAGTGCATCTGCTGAAGCACCAATATCCGCTGGTGTATTAATAAACTCACCGCCGCTTAGACCTTGAAGCAAGCCACCAGTTACACCAGATATAAGACCAGTCTTGAGACCCTCACCTAAATCACCTGTTCCAATAAACTTTCCCAGTCCAGAGCCTATTGCTCCTGCTAAGAATGGATTGGCACTTAGAAAAGCACCCGCTGCACCAAGACCAGTTAAAGCACCTGATGTTGCTAAGGCAGTGCCACCAAGTCCTCCAATAATGGGAAGCAATGCAGGAAGAAACGCTTCTGGTAATCCAGTGTCAGGATTTGTTGTTAGGTAACCACCTGATCCATGAGCCAAAGCCTTGGCTTCTTCGGGGTTGACGTGCATGAGAACGGTATCGCCAAATCGTCCTTTCTGCCTTACCGCTTCTGCTGCTTCTACTAGGCTCATCACGCCCTCCTAACTAATCGATACTGTAACAGAACCTACTGATCCTGTACTGGCATTCCCCGCAACATGCGGATTATGTATTCTACTTACTTTTAAAAATCCATCTACCTCAAAAACGTCTCCAGCCCCAAGTTCCGTATCGTTTGTTTTTAAGTTTGTTAGTGTTAACGCATCAGCACGAACTAAGCCGGGGTTTTCGATTTGACCCACCAGTATATTTAAGTTTGCAGAAAGGGCACCAAAGTAGCCCACATCGTAGTTTGCTGGTGGTGTTAAGAATGTTGGCGCTGCTGGTGCTATCGGCCTCCTTGCCATTATCGCCGCCCATCAGGGCGTATGTTCATGCGTGGCGTACCAAGTTTCCATTGAACGCCAGTTGCATTTGACTCCACTCTTAAAGTCATAGAGCGCCCACGCAATCGTATGTCAGCCTTTTCTGTGTACAGTTCAACTGGCGTGGTCGCTGTTTGCGTTACGCCAGTTGTATCTGTTTGTTGAAAGCCGCCACCGGGAAAATTTCTACTTTTTAAAATTACATTTGCACTTGGATCAGATACTGTGCTGGTTGAAAAAGATATATCTGGAATAATCCTGTTTACAAAAGCAAAGTTATCGCCTTGCCCAATGTCTACCTGAGATGATTCAATGAAAGAAGATATGGGTGATGCAGGATCAGTAGACCCGTCATCTAAGCCAAACTCATGGTTATAAAGATAACCGTCACTTGATGCTCCAATAGGGAAATCTTTAATCCCCCTGTCTAACCAAGCAGTTCTAAATAAATTCCCGTAATACCAGAGATTGTTTGTGTAATTCCAAACCACATAACGATCATTTTCCAAAGAACTAGATGATGGATAGAACCACCAGATTTCACTAAAAGCTGAATTAACGCCACAGAAAATCTTTTGAGTTTGAGCTTGGTTTAAATCAGAAAACACATACTGCTTTACTGTGCAGGGCAGTGTATTGACCCCGCCTTTGTACACAAAGAAATCATCGCGCCCCATCCACACAGCAAAGTCTTCAACTGCTATAGATGCGTTGGGAGATATGATTGTTATTAAACCAGATACTTGTCTAATACCAAAAGTAAACGGCGGTCCAATAAAGCGCATGGAGTGAAGCGACACATCTGTCCAGACAAGTATCTCTTCTCTTGTTTCCTTAGCACAGACTATCTCTGATCCTGTGCCAAGCCTTAGACTACCTGCTGTATTATCTGTCCTTGTCTCCCAATCTGTCAGAGACTCTTGATCTGCAAAACGTATCAATAACGGGTCTTGTGTTCCTATTGACGATTCATCATCACATCCAAAGGCTAGGGCATGTCTGTCTCTGTCAGAAACCATAATTTGTTTTGCAATAGTTGGGGCTAGGTTTGAGTTAGCCAGACTTGATAACACAACGGCTCTTGTGCTTGTGCCGCTTGATGCATCCCAATAATAAATATTACCTTGGCGTTGATTTAACAGCAGGTCTTCACCAAAGTTATCTTGGCTCCACAACCCAAGTTGAGCAGAAGCTACAGTGCTTGTAGACGCTGAACCCCAAGTGCCACGGCCCCAAGTTCCTACACCCCAACCTGAACCGCTAACACCGGTGTCTAGTCCTATGTTTATTTGATAGACAGCAGTTACTGATCCACCGCCATTACCCGTATCGCTTGAGTTTGCGGTAGCTGAAGCAGTGATTGTGTATGTGGAAGCGTTTGGTACTGTGACTATTTCATGTTCTGAGTTTAATACAGCAGCAGTAATATTACCGCCTAAAGAAGCTGCGCCACTAAATGTTACAAAGTCTCCAACGCCAGCACCATGATTTGAATCACTTACTGTAATAGTTGCTGATCCATTAGTGGCTGCAAACGTAGCTGCGTTTGTTGTTGTTTTTCTTATTGGGGTTATGTCGAAATATGTTTCTCCTTCTTCAACATAAAACTTTTTATTTGTCCCAACGCCTAGATATATTGACCCGTCAAGAGCAACCCATCCGTACAATGACCTGCATGTTCCTAAAAATTGAGCGCCAGAATATTTTTGCCAGCCACCTATTTTTTCAGGGTACTGATCTCGAAAACGCACCTTATCAACATCAAACCAACCACCTTCGTTTGAATAAGATGTTGCTTCTCTGTTAACGCCAGCACGAAATTTGAGGTCTTGAAGGGGCATTTACTCACCCATCACAGGCCAATCATATATAGGTGCGTTACCTGTAGGATTACCATCGCTGTCCACAGGCACATCAAATAACGCCTTAAAAGCATCCAGATTAGCGGCATTGATAATAGACGTTTCTATAGCGGCACACTTGGTAATAACAGCCGCACGATAAGTTGCTACGTTTGAATCAATAGCACGATCACGTTCTGCTTTTGCTACTACTTGCCAATCAGTAGAAGCCAGCAAAGTGTTAGATGTTTTTTTTGTCTTGGCAATCCATTGTGATTTGAGACCTTTAGTTACAAATTCTTTACCGTCAACTGTTGTTTTAACATCATCTAAACTTCGCTCTTTAGAAGTCCACGAACCATCTAAAGCTGGGCCACTTACCCAATAAAATGTATCATCTGGTTTTTCTTGTACCTCAACCTCCTTAATACCGTAGGCTGATTTTTCGTTAGTTGACCACGCCGTTGCCCAATTACTTGGGTGCGTAAGACCGTTATCATCTTTCCAAGACTTACCCGGTTGCAGTTGCGTTTTATTATTTAAGACAAACATCTTTATCTCCTAGAATGCCGTAGATGGTGTTATTCCTGCGAAGGGGTGTTCCGCAAATGCCATGTAGATGTAAGTTTCATTATTGTTGTTGTCACCCGCGAGGCCGTCACGAATTTTAAATCCATTAGATAAAAAATCCCACTCATTTGAAGATGTATCCGCACTAGTATCGTTAGCAATAAGATTAAGATCCGTTACGTTAAAAGGATTACGAGTAGAGTCATGGATAACCCAAGGTCTTGAATTAGCATCAATGCCTTTTACCATGACATATGCAGGTTTAAACGCTAACTCGACAAAAGCACCGTAATTTCCATTACCAGTTCCTTCATAGCTGCCAAATGCGCTAAACCCCGTTTTTTCACACCAAAAATATCCAATGTACTCTGCACCACTATCGTTACAGTTTACAATACTTGAAGACCCTCGTTGTAAAGTCATTGTTGAGGAACCAATCGTGTCAATATAACCACCACTAAACGGCCCACCCTCTGCATCAGTACCATCAAGAGTCAGTTGTTTAGTTGAACCTCCATTAGCAATGCCACCTGTCATACCTGAATGTTGAACAAACCATTGCTGTGAAGCTTTCTTGCGATATATAATCCATGAAGGAGTTGCTCCTAAACCATGAGCTATCGTAGCCCCATCGTTTCCGTTACCCGTCCATGTCGCTATAGAAAAACCGTTCGTTTGATTAACTGATACAGTCGTTGCTATATCTCCACCGCTTGGTGTAGATGTGCCGTTACCGGCAAGCCACTGCCATGCAATAATACCATTTGTATTTCCATTGAGATGGGTTCCAGAACCCACTTCAAAACCATTTGAATTAAAAGCAGTCAAACCATTTGAATCAGTAGCTTCTGCATCGTCGTTCTGACTTTGAAGAACTTTGGTAACCCCCCGTATAGCATCATACAATCTATGACCATGATCGTCTAACGCACGATTTTTACCCCAAACAAAATCTGGTTGGAATGTGCTGTTTCCAGTTTGCGCTATGTCATGATTAGCAGAACCGTTACCAGTAAAAGCTGTTGCTTGGAAATGAGCCGTGCCGTCCTCAATGGTCAAAGCAGTCTCACGATTTTCTCTTTCAATGGCTACTGAATAACCTGAACTATAACCAGTTGGTGGGCTTACCGTAAAAGCTGTTGCGCCAAAGTTTACTTCTATGGTTGAACCAAACGGTCTAAACGAAAAAAACCAATCCAGATTAGCTTCTAGGTCAACCCCCACAGCACTACCAAAAGACTGATTGAAACTACCTGAACCATTCGACCATCCGCTTGCACCAACCCCAGCATCGCCCCAATAAATTTTATCGTTAACCAAATCCAAAGCAATCATATGGGTCACTGGAACGCTATCAGTCGGGGCATAGTCATCTGCACTCAAACCAGCAGAACCATGCGCACTAGTATCTGAATTAAAAACATCACCTAACCCAACGTGAAGTAGTCTTGCATCGCCGACGGCAAGACCGTCAAAATCAGAAGTAGGGTCTCTGGTTGTTACTGCTGTTGTTTTTACACAACCTGTCATAGCTGAAGTAGCTCCAGAACAAGTTGCTTCTATATAAACTTTTTGACCTGTTGTAACTGGAAAGGATGAAAATACTAATCCTTGATCTGAGCCAGACGTAACTTTTGTATTTCCTTTCGCCATTTCACCGCTAGTCTGACTACTAAGAGGCGTTAATATTGCATAATTTTTAGTAGGCGAATCGTTAGTCTGAACGACAGTATTGTTATTCGTAAAGTTATTAGAGTTACCGCTACTGTCTAAACCCACGTTAGAGCTATCTTCAAATTCAAGCCAAAAACCGTAGTTTCCAAAAGTTGTGCCCGTTAAATCTTTAGGACGCCATACCCCCTCGCTTGAATATTCTCCAAAATCTGATGGAGTTAGCTGCTGCCCATCTACAAAGGCGCATTGAGCAAGATATGCATCCATGTAATTGCCAGATGAACCGTTATAACCCCAATACATACTTTCCCCGTTTGCCATACCGGGAAAAGTTACACCTGATCCAAAGTCAGAAGAGGCTCTTTTTGTTACCTCAACTCCATTGCGATACATACGTTTTCTATTTCCAGCGGTGGACTGATCGGTATCAATAGCTACAACAAAATGGTTCCACGCATTAGGATCGCGCAAATTGGCTTTGTCATAATCTGTTCTTAGCGTTCCACTTGAATCTTTAGTATAAACATTAAATTCGTAAACACCTGCGGAAGCTCCAGCCCCTACCCCCAAATAAAAGAAATTAGATGTTGGACTCATTCCAAAATGAGTGTAGTTGCCGCTGCCCGTGTATGTTTTGTCGGGAGTACAATCTTTCCACCACCAGCTTATTGTAAACTCATTGGTAGATGTAGGGGAGCCACTGTTTGTTCTGGACAGATACTGACTACTAGCAGAATCAAACCGGGCGCTATTATCTACTTCATATCCAGAAGCAGCACCAGTATTCGCCATCCAAAAAGAAGAAAACATAGTCATTAGCCAAACGCCAGTTGTGGTGCGCCAAGTTGAATAGAGCCAGAAGCTTTTACAAAATACGGGACAACATCTACGGCACCCGCTGCTGTACTAAGGGTAATGCCCCCAGCAGCAGGGCTTTCATAGTCTGTATCAAGTGTTACAGTTCTTGAACCTGTGCCGTCTTGTATAAACACAATTATGCCAGCTTGACCAACCTGTTCTGTTGAAGGGTTAGCCAGCGTAATATTGCCTGTAAGCGTTAAAACAAAGTTTTGATTTGTCCCAAAGTCTAACACAGTACTCCCTGTATTTGACGTGTCAGTATCAGTTGTTGCTATCACAGTTCCTGTAACTGCAATCCCGGTTCCTGAGGTTGCCACCCTTGCCGTATTGTCATGATACAAAGTAACAGCGCCGTTATCAGCAAGAGTAGCCATAGTCTCGCCACTATCAGCACCACCCATAAAGTCAATCTGGCTACCAGCAATTTTAAGATTACCCGTGCCGTTATCAACGATGTAACTGTTTGATGCATCGTGATAAAGCTGCAAGTCACCGCCAGTTCCCATTTCTATCTTTGCATTGTCAGGAAACCGTAGATCATCTGTACCTGTTGGTACGCCACAAACTTCAGCATCTGCATCATTCCTAATGGTCACGTCATTAGTAGAACCTTGACCTGTTAGAACAAGACCATCTGCCGCCGCAAAGCCTATAGCAGCACTATCTCCTGCTGATGTATCTCCTGTAACATTTAAGGTTCCTGCTGCCGTAAAGTCACCAGCAACGGTAACATTTTGTGTTCCTGTTGGAATTTCTAACACGTCTTGATCAGCATCGTTTTTGATTGTTACATCATTGGTGCTTCCCTGACCTGTTAATATCAGACCTTCACTACCTGTAGCTCCTAATGCTGCTGCATCTCCAGCAGCCGTATCTGATGTAAGGTTTATTTTCCCAAAAGATAAGGAGTTGGCAAAAATACTAGAAACAGCAGCACCACTACCCGCGCCGTCTGCAAAGATTATATCTGCACCACCGTTTGGAATACTTACGTTAGCGCCAGTTCCTTGGCTAAATACCGCTGTCTGTCCACTTCCGTTTTTAACCAAATAAAATTTATCTTGGTCGTTGGGTGAAATCGTTATGGTGTTTGTTCCAGTTGGGCTTCCTGCCAAAACCAAAACTCTAAACATTCCGTCTGTAAGCGATCCATCTGTTGTCGTCAGCGTGTGTGACGTGCCACTCAAAGTAATAGAGCCGACACCTGCAATAGCACGGTCAACAATATCAAAGTTGGTATTGGTTGTATCACCCCATGTTCCTGACTGATCACCAGTAGCTGGTTTTTCAATACCAAGATTACTCGTATATGTTGAAGTCATCGTTTCATTCCTTTTTATGCAGCTATGTCAGTCCAGTCAGCATCTTGAGATATTGATATCGCTGACCAAGATGCATCTTGTGTCGGGATTATTTCTCCCCAAATATTTACAGTTCCAATACCCGTTGTAGCCTCAAGACCCGTTACGTCAATTACTATACCAGTTCCTGCTGTAGCCGTCACATTTCCTAATGATGCATTTAGTTCTACACCAGATAGGGATATTGTTACACCAGTTCCTTCTGATTCAGCAGTATCACCAACAGCACCTGTAGCCGAAACGCCCGTTAAAGTTATACCAACTCCACCAGCAGCAGTAGCTGTGCCTACAGCACCTGTAGCCGCTACCCCAGTAACTGTAACTGTATCAGGTTGGCCCCAAGGACCGCTACCCCATTCTCCTCTGCCCCAACCATCAACGGGGGCAGGAGTTATTGCCGCGCCTCCCATACCAGAGTGACTTGAGCAATAGTAATATAAATTAGGCGCACCTGCGGCAACGGTTATCTGAGTAAAAGCGCCTGAGTTCCCCGGTGTTCCTGATGTTATTACACCAGTTGTATAAGCAGAGCCTCCCCCGTGTGTCCCGTCTGAAGTAGTAGAAAGGCGCAATGGGTGGCCATCATTTGTATTATCAGACTGATCAAACTTATATGTTTGGCCTTCTTGTAGGTTTAGAGTGGGCGTTAAAACACCATCTATATAATATTTATTACCACTACCGGGATTGGAGACTGTAACAGTGTAAGTGGTGTCAGCAACAATAGGTTGCCCGTAAGAGCCACTACCCCATGTTCCTCTGCCCCAACCTGACGTAGACATGCTTTAAACTCTATCCAATTCTAATAATTGCAGCAGTCGCACTAGCTGTTGGAAAAGTTATTGTCATATCCCCAGCAGTTGCAGACTTGTCAGCACCAAAATCTAAAACAACAACAGCCGGGTCACCCGTGGCTGTTTCGTTAAATATCAAAGCACCGCGAGCCGTAACGGTGACTGAAGAAAAAGTAAGGTCAGCAAAATCACCTATCGCTGTAGTGCCGCTAGAAGTAGGGGTAACACTTGTAAGCGTTCCTCCTTTAGCAGAATAACCTGTGCCAGTTGCTTCACCGCTAGAGGTATAAGCAGTTGTTGTTGCATCAAGAGAAGCAGTGCTTTGATACAGCGCCAACTTAAAGGTGTTGCCAGTAGATGCTGTAAAATCGTGAACAGCTTTCATCAACTCAACCTTGAAAGAAGTACACATTGCTTGTGATATAGCCATTTAAAGTCTCCGTATCATTTCAGCCAACTGAGGTGAGCCAGCGTTTGTTAAAGCATTAATTACATTCGTCCTATCACTTGCAACTGCTTGTTTCATGTAATGCTCAATCAAAACAAAAAGTTGATCTTTAAAAAATACAGCTTGGTCTCTTATAGCTGGAGGCGCATCTTCCGAAACATACATGAGTTTTTCCACACACATCTCTGCAACTTCAGAAGGTGTATGTCCTCTGTTGTTTGTTGTGCCCACACTTACCTTAAAATCACTGGGCATTTCTGCATTAAGAGATAGCATCATGTCTCCTGTACTTGGAAGGCACCATTACGATATTGATCTTTGCGGTTTCTGGCTTCTCCCAGATTACTAAGTTTCTGAACAGAAGCCGCAAACCTTTCTGTGTAGTTTGTAATCAAGTCCACTTCACCCTTCATAAAGGTGTACGCTTCTACTAAAGAACCATACAACAATGCATCTTCAGCATTATCACCAAGCCAGCTTGTGCCACTAGAAGCTGTGGTGATGCTCTCAGGCTGATATGCATAATGAAGTTCGGTGGTGTACCCAGAGTCAGGCGTTGGCCCTACGATAAAAAACGTATCATCAAAGATAGCGTAGTATTTAGGAAGACCTGTTTCGGTAGAGTCTGGGTACGCTTCGGTAATGTAGTTAACATCTTTAGGCAAAAGATATGTCGTATTGTTACCGCTTGTTACAGAAAGACTCATGGCAGTTAAAAAGTCTGTTGGCTGAGAAAGATACTTACCACCAGTCGTAAAGCTACCCGTTACGTTCCTTCTGAACTGAGGTAACTGCACAGAATAAAATATTCTGTTTTCAGCAATCCGAATAAACTCATCCAGATTGTTTACAAACGTAGTTTCAGAATTATCTACATAATCCTGAATAGCCGTTTTAAGTGTGGTAAATGTCCAAGCCATAACTCACTAGCCATTCTTGCCAAACTTTTGTGGACGTGCTGCTCCACTGCCACGAGCCATAGAACCGCCACCCATCATCTTCTTTTTGCCATAAGCCATACCGCCATGACCCATCATCTTCTTTTTGCCGTATGCCATACCGCCGTGGCCCATCTTGCCTTTGCCGTCTCCAACAAAAGTAGGCTTACCCGTCTTTGGGTCCATAGGCATTTTACCGCCATCAGCCATTTTAAAGCCAGCAGCCTTCATATCTTCCATCATGCCGCCGCCAGCCATTTTCATCTTTCCATAAGAAAGACTACCACCACCCATTTTTTTTGGTTTGGCGTTTTCTTTTCTAGCGGCTGTTTCTCTTTTAATTCTTTTCATTGCTCTTTCCATAGCTTCTTTTTCTGAAGTAGGGGGTTTAAGAGGGGTTATTTTTTCACCGGGGGCCATTCTAGGGGGTTTTATTTTTTCAGCCATCATAATCTCCTTTAAGATATTGTTACCGTAACATCACCCACAGAACCCTGCATAGAGAGGCTGTCAGTGCCGCTAGGGGCCGTTCCTCCATCTCCGACTGGGTTCCAACCAAAAAAGCTTCTGCTTGCCTCTAAGCCTCTGTCTGGCCTTGGATCACGCAATGATTGCGGATCAAATATCCGTATGCGCCCCAAAAAGTTTTGAGGTTGATCTGGGTCAACAACATCACGGCCTACCCGCAAACCAGTCTTCACGCCATTACGAACCTCAAAGACAAGGTCTTTTAACGGATACCTGAAACCAGTTCGATCACAGAACCCAAAAGCATATTTGCCATTTGCGTATGGACTACTCATAGCGAATAGTAATCCGATAAAGGTGTAAATGTTAAGCTTGCTTTTTCACGATCTTCTTCAGCAGCTAAATCGAATTGCTCTTCATAAATAGCTTTGAGTGTCGGAATACGTTGTGCGGCTTCTGGCTTTTTGAGTGCTATATAATACGACAAGCCAGCTACCATGCATGGAAGAAATCGCGCAGGTATGTCTACATTATTACTAGATTTGGCACCTGTATCTTGAACACGCCGAAGTCTGAAGTACCGTATAAAGTCCCCATTATAGGTAGAGCTTGGCACTGGCCAAAGAGTTACAGTCGGAGCATCTCTTTGCCTGTCTATATATATTTGTGTTGGCTGACCCGAGGTGAGCTTATTGGTAATCTGTGAGTACGTACTTACAGACATCCTTATCAAAGCAGTGTCAGTTTGGCTGGTAGTGCCGTTGTTTGTCCTGA